TTGTATGGTTTCAGGACTTGCTTTTTATTTAAGTCAAAAAGTAAATCCACAATTAACACAAACAATGAAGTTATTATACGAAGATGAATTAGCAAGAGCTTTAGCTGAAGATGGCTCTGCTGCTAGTACATACATAACTCCTAAAAACTATTATCCAAACATATGACAATAAAAACTTTAGGAATGGGAGTAATTAGGTCAAACGTTTTTAGCAAAATTGCTAAATCAAAAAAGAAAACTTCTGGTGAAGAACATTTTGATACTGTGTATAAATTAGATAAGACAGGTAAAAAAGATAAAATGATAAAAGCACTTAATAAAAAAATAAGATCAAATAAAAAACAACAAGCAGGACCTAAAGACATAGAAGAATATCATAGAATAATGACTAAAGGTTCTAAATATTCTCCAAAATTTTTTAAGGATAAATAATGGCAATAGCAAGAGGAAAATACGCAAAAGCAATATCTGACAGATCAGGAATGGAATTTCCGTATAGTGAGATGGTCAAAGAATGGAATGGTATGTTAGTTCATAAATCAGAGTTTGAACCTAAACATCCACAGATACAACCAAAACCACATGGCGGTGATGCACAAGCATTATTAAACGCAAGACCTGCTAGAGAAGAAAATGATGTTGCACAGCTATTACCAGAAAACCCATTTACTACTTATGCAGCAAGCTCTGGTGTAATAAACGTTCACGCGCCAGGACACGGATTAACAAATGGAACAACATACAGATTTAGAGGTGCACCTAAACTTGCAGGAACTTATGCAAACCCCGCATCTTTTGATGGTATAGCAGGGTCAAACATTGCAAAAGCTGCAGGTTATGCTATTACTACAGGTAAGTTTGTTAGTGGTTCAAGAGTCACGACAAATACATCAGATAATTTCTACTTTACTGTTCAAACAAATACAGCAACAGCAGGTGGAGTGAAAGGAGGAGGGTTTCCAGTCTCAATTGGACCAGTAACCCTTAGTGCATAATGGCAGGATTAAGTGCATCAGGATTAAAAACACAAATAAGAAGCTACACAGAAGTTAGCTCTACTGTGCTATCTGATACTGTATTAGAAAACATAATATTAAATGCACAATATAGAATTTTTAGAGATCTACCTATTGATGCAGATAGAAAAACATCTACAGGTAATTTTACGTCTGGAACAGGCACTGTAACTGTGCCAGCAGGAGCCGTGTTTATTAGAGGAGTCCAAGTTTACACTGCAACTGGATCTACTTATACAGGTGCTAATACTTATTTAGAAAAAAAAGATATTACATTTTTAGAAGAATATATTTCAGCAACTACGTCTACTGGAACACCAAAATATTATGCTATGCTAGATACAGGAGCAACTGGAGAGAGTTCATCAAACTCTGGATCTATAATTGTATCACCAACACCAAGTGGAACATTTGCATACAAAATTCATTACAATGCAGCACCAGCATTATTAGAAAATGATGATACTAATTATATTAGTATGAATTTTCCAAATGGTCTGCTATATTGTTGTTTAGCTGAAACTTATGCTTTTTTAAAAGGACCAGCTGATATGTTACAACTTTACGAAGGAAAATATAAAGAAGCAGTGCAGACTTTTGCTGCTGAACAAATTGGTAGAAGAAGAAGGGATGATTATACTGATGGTACAGTTAGAATACCTGTACAGTCAGCACCACAATAGGATTAAATTATGGCATCAAGTTATACAGATCTCGGTATAGAAAAAATGGCAACTGGCGAAAACGCCGGTACATGGGGAACAAAAACTAATACCAACTTAGACATTATAGAAAAATCAATTGCTGGTTATGTAGAGCAAGCAGTAACTAGTGGTGGAACAACAACATTAAGTATTACAGATGGTGATGCAACAGAATCTACATCAGTTGCAAGACACGCTGTTATAAAATTAACAGGTACAATAACAGGTAACTCTATTGTAACTGTACCAGATTCAGTAGAAAAAGTTTACATTGTAACTAACGGCACATCAGGTGCATACACTGTTCAATTTAAAACAGCATCAGGAACAGGTATTACTTTTGGAGTATCAGAAAAAACTACAAGATTAGTTTATTCAGATGGAACAAATTTAGTTGATGCAGGATTTGGTGGCGCAACTGACATGGAAGGAAGAGAGTTAGTTTTAGATGCTGATGGTGATACAACTATTACAGCAGATACAGATGACCAAATAGATATTAAAATTGCTGGAGCAGATGATTTTCAATTTACAGCAAATACTTTTACAGCGCAATCCGGTAGCACAATTGCTGCACAAGCATTAACTGCTACAACAATTACAGCAAGTGGTATTGTAAAAACTGATGATACTACCGAAGCAACTTCTACAACAGATGGATCACTACAAACTGATGGTGGATTATCTGTAGCAAAAGATGCAGTGTTTGGTGATGATGTTAAATTATTAAGTGATTCTGCTGTACTAAGTTTTGGTGCAGATTCAGATACAACTTTAACTCACACAGATGGTACAGGTTTAACTTTAAATTCAACTAACAAACTTCTTTTTAGAGATACTGGTTTATATATTAATTCATCTACAGATGGTCAATTAGATATTGTTGCAGATACAGAAGTACAAATAGCAGCTACAACAATAGATATTAATGGTGCTATTGCAATGGATGGTGCTATTACTGGTGCTACTAATATTACTTTATCAGGTGAGTTAGATGCAGCTACATTAGATATTTCTGGTAATGCAGATATAGATGGAACTTTAGAAGCAGATGCTATTACAATTAATGGCACAGCTATTGGTTCAATTTATGGTGCAGTTGCAGGAAGTTCTAGTATTGTTACAACAGGTGCTTTAGATTCTGGATCAATTACTTCAGGATTTGGCACTATTGATACAGGATCATCTGCAATTACAACTACAGGATTAATTAGCGGTGGTTCATTAGACATTGATGATGTTTTAATTAACGGAACAACTATTGGTCATACTGATGACACAGATTTAATTACATTAGCAGATGGTGTTGCAACAGTTGCAGGAGAAATTTCTGTAACAACGCTAGATATTGGTGGAACAAATGTAACTGCAACAGCAGCAGAAATTAATTTAATAGATGGTGGTACCGCAAGAGGCACTACAGCAGTTGCAGATGGAGACGGTCTACTTGTAAATGACGGTGGCACAATGAGAATGACTAATGTCACAACATTAAAAACATATTTTACAAGTGGTACATCTTCAGCAGCAGATGATATTACAGCTGGTGATGACGCAGTTAATCTTACAACATCTTCTGGAAATATTACGATTGATGCAGCAGCAAATAATAGTGATATTATATTTAAAGGAACTGATGCTACTTCTGATATTACCATGCTTACTCTTGATGGTAGTGAAGCAGGAGCAGCTACATTTAATGACAAAGTTGTAGCAACAGAATTAGATATATCTGGCAATTGTGATATTGACGGAACTACAAATTTAGACGCTGTTGATATTGATGGTGCAGTACAATTAGATGCTACACTTACAGTAGGAGCAGATGACCAAGGGTACGATGTAAAATTATTTGGTGATACAGCAAGTGCATATATGTTATGGGACACTTCAGCTGATGATTTAATATTAGGTGGAGCAGCAGGACTTATTGTACCTGATGGACAATTTACATTAGGAAGCACTGCGGTTACATCAACAGCAGCAGAACTTAATTTATTAGATAATGTATCAGGACTAGTTCAAGCAGATTTAACAAAATTAGCAGCTGTAGATTCTACAGCAGCAGAATTAAATATTGTTGATGGTGGCACATCAGCAACAAGTACAACTTTAGTTGACGCAGATAGAGTTGTTGTTAATGATAACGGAACAATGGTCCAAGTTGCAATGACCGATGTTAAAACATACATTGGTGGTGGTACATCTTGGCAAGCAGTTAAGACAGGTAATTTTACAGCAGCTGCTGGACAAGGAGTATTTTGTAATACAACTTCTTCTGCATTTACAATTACTTTACCAGCAGGAACTATTGGAGACGAAGTTACAATAGTTGACTACGCTGGAACGTTTGACTCAAATGCATTAACAGTGGCAGCTAATGGTTCAGAAAAAATATTTGGATCTACAGATGATTTAACAGTATCAACGGAAAGAGCGGCCTTTACTTTAGTATTTACAGACTCAACACAAGGCTGGCTATTCAAGAATGATTAATAGGAGAATAGTATGTCAATTTACAGGACACTAAAAGGTTATAGTGTAAAATCAGTATCAAGTGATCCATCTAACGTTAAAGAAGGACAGATTTGGTATAATTCTACAGCTAAAGTTATAAAAGTTGTTCCTACTATTACATCATGGGCTAGTGCAAACGCTTTAGGTACAGCAAGACTAAACGCTGGTAGCACTTCTTCAGGGCCAAGAGATGCTTCACTTTATTTTGGAGGAGAAGGTAATCCTAATAATGCTGTACAAGCAGTAAATGAATCTTATGATGGAAGTAGTTGGACAGAACTTTCAGATTTAAATACAGCTAGAAGAAATGTTGCAGGTTTTGGAACTCAAACTGCAGCTGTAGCTGCTGGAGGTTTAATACCACCAGCAAACCCTCAAACTCAAGATCTTGTAGAAGAGTGGGACGGTTCTAGTTGGACAGAAGTAACTGATGTACCAGTAGCAGGAATTCCAGATGCATCGTCAGCTGGAACATTAACTGCAGGATTACTATTTGGTGGAGAAAATTCTGCTGGAGATGGACATGCTGCTGAAACATATCACTATGATGGAACTAATTGGACAGATGGTGGAGATTTAAATACAGCTAGAAGTGTTGGTGGAGGAGCTGGAACACAAACAGCTGCTTTAATGTTTGGTGGTAGTAAACCAGGCACTGCTGATGAAACAGAAGAATACAATGGAACTTCTTGGACTAATGCTAATGATATGAATAACACTACTAAAGATATGGGTTCTGGAGGACTTCAAACAAATGCTATGAGTGCTGGGGGAGAAGGTGGTCCAGCTAAAAACCTTACAGAATTATATGATGGCACTACTTGGTCAGCTGCACCCACATTAGGAACTGCAAGACATGGTGGTAGTACAACATCAGCATCTGCGAGCACTTCTTCAATATTATTTGGTGGATTGATTCCACCATTTTCTACAGCTACAGAAGAATTTACAGCAGCAGCAACAACAAGAACGGTTGATGTATCATGACGAATTATAAGACTATACACGGAAAAAAAGTTAAATATCTTTCAAGTGACCCTCCTGCAGCAATTGGTGAAGGTCAAGTTTGGTACAACTCTTCTGCTGCAAATTTTAAAGCAGCTGTTACAGTTGAAGCATGGTCTAGTGGTGCAGCACACCCTACTGCAAATAGACATGGTTTTGCTTCAGGTACACTAACAGCTGGATTATATGCATCTGGTTATGTAGGACCAGCCAGCCCTCCAGCTAATAATTTTATAGTTGGTACTTTTGAATATGATGGCAGTTCATGGACTGCTGGTGGCGATATAAATAGTAGAAGATTTATAGGAGCTGCTGCAGGAACACAAACAGCTAGTCTTGCAGCTGGAGGCAATTCTCCAGCAGGTGCAAATAGAGGTGAAGTTGAAGAATATAATGGAAGTACATGGGCAGAACAAAGTGATTTACCTACAGGTAATCAAACAAACACTGGGATAGGAATTCAAACAGCGGCTTTGTCTGTAAGTGGAGGTAATGATACAAATATAACTTTAGAATATGATGGTTCTTCTTGGACAGCAGGTGGTGATTTAAATAGTGCCAGAGTAAGAGGATTTGGCTCTGGAACTCAAACAGCTGGAATGTATTCAGGTGGTGCTCTTGGTACTTCTCCTTATGCTGTACAAACAGCCGTTGAACAGTATGATGGTTCTTCATGGACAGCTCTTCCAGCTTCTTTAAATACTGGACAATCTGGGTATACTAGTAATAACGTTGGTACATCTAGTAGAGATACTGCTATAGTAGCAGGAGGTCATGCTGGTAACCCTGCAAGTGTTACTGGAGTTACTCAAATTTATGATGGATCAACATGGAGAACAGCTCCATCTATGGCAACAGCAAGACAGACTAGTCTTACTGGTGATAGCTCTGCAGCATTAGA